TGCTACCCATTTCGTCGTTAGCCAGGTTGCGGCCAACACCAATAGCAATATCGAAATGGCAATAGGCCAAGAAGCCTATGCGATGCCTTTCGACGTGGACAAACTTATCCCTTCAACGATGTGGGACAGGTCCTACCGGTGGCAGATTCTTGGACCACTAACCCCGGCTCAGTGGCAGGTCTTGCTGTCCGGTCTTCAGCCAGCCGGCCCGCGCCGTCGATTCCGCATCATGAACGACCAGTTCGTGATAAATCCCGTTCCTTACGATTCGAACGAGTTGGTCTACGAGTATTACTCGTGCAATTGGTGCCTGAATACGTCTTATCAGTCCCAGCCCCGCTGGATGGCCGATACGGATACCTATTTGCTTGACGACGATACCTTCATCCTTGGCTTGAAATGGCGTTTTCGTCGTGCCAAGGGCCTCGATTACGATCAAGAATGGCAGGATTGGGACCGCTCCATCGACCGCTACAAATCGAATCAGGCGACGTCTACGAATGTCTCTATCAACTCTCAAGCTCCGGGCTTCCGGCTGCTTCAGGGTGACAACGTGCCGGATACTGGATTTGGGGTGCCATGATCAGGCGTCCTAACCGTCAGAATGTGATTGCTACGTCTTCGGTCCCTGCTCCGATTGGCGGACTTAATTCGCGCGATTCGATTGCTGCGATGCCGCCTACTGACGCTATTGTCATGATCAATTGGTTTCCTACGCCTACGACACTTGATGTTAGGGGTGGTTCGGCCAGTTGGAGTACTGGTATCTCCGGGAATGTGGAAACTCTGTTCGCCTATAATGGGTTGACCGGAGTTCAGCTTTTCGCTTCTGCTGGCACCTCGTTTTATGATTGCACGGCCCAAGGTACGGCGACATTGATTCCTACGGTTGGTGTAGCCAGCTCGCGCTGGAGTTACACCAATTTTGGTACGCCCGGTGGTCAGTTCCTTGTGGCTGTCGATGGCCTGAGTAGTGGCCAGATTTACAATGGCACAGCATGGACTCGCTGGACGGATGGCACTGGCGTTGCCATTACATCGATTACTAATGTAGGCACGCTAGCAACTCTGACGACTACGACGCCCCATAGTCTCCTGACGGGCGCGCAGGTCACTATTTCCGGCGCTGCCCCAGCTGCTTACAACGGAACATTCATCATTACGGTGACAGGCACAAATACCTTCACCTATACGATGCTGTCTAATCCCGGTGGTTCGGCCGCTCCTGTGGGAACGCTGACCTTTGGTTATCCAGTTACCGGGTTAGCGACGAGCCTGCTTAACTATGTGACGCCCTTTAAGGGTCGGCTTTACTTCATTCAGCGCGATACGCTGAAGATTTGGTATCTACCGCCAGCTTCAGTGGGCGGCGCGCTGACCGTATTCGACCTTTCGCCAGTCTTTCGACTTGGCGGCCATCTCGTGGCAATGCAGTCGTGGAACGTCGATACGGTGCAAGGACCGAATGATTACTTTGCCTTCTTCAGTTCGACGGGTGAGGTAGTCGTATACAACGGCTTCGACCCCTCTCAAAGTTCCACGTGGAACCTTGTAGGAAATTTTCGTATTGGCCGCCCTGCTGCTGGAAGCCGGTTCTTACAGAAAGTCGGCGCAGATATCTACGTCGTGACTGTGGATGGTCTAACGCCGCTGTCAAAGGCGATGCTTACCGACCGTTCGCAGAACAACTACCAGATTTCGGCGAAGATCGACAATCTTATCCAGGCGGATGTGTCTAGCTACCCCAATAACTTTGGCTGGCAGCTTTTGCTTCATCCTGTGGGTAACAAGATCGTTCTTAACGTACCGCAGGTCCAAGACACGATTTCCTATCAGTACGTGTGCAACACCATTACTGGCGCTTGGACGGTATTTCAGCAATGGAATGCCAATGTCTTCGAGCTTTATGGCGACAAGCTCATGTACGGCACCGCTGGCGCTGTGATTTGGTGCGATACCGGGTTTTCTGACCTTGGTGCAGCTATTGTCACCGACCTAAAGCCGGCCTTTTCGTCCTTTGGCATGCCGGCACAAAACAAGCAATTCACGATGGTGCGCCCGATTTTCTCGGACACCGGGGCGCCTGGCATTTCGGCGACGCTCAACATCGACTATCGGGATAACCAACCGACGCAGGCGCTCAATCTTCCTTCCCAGGCCAATGTAAGCTTTTGGAACGTGAGTACGTGGAATGTTTCCATGTGGTCAACCCAGGGATCAGTAACAATCAACTGGCAATCCGTTGCTGGCGTCGGGTATGTGGCAAGTTATCGCATGAGGACTATCACCAAGGCGCAGTGTTCACTTCTTGGTATAGACTATGGTTATCAATCAGGAGGAATCTATTGATGCTTTCTATTGTGTGGGGTGCCAAATGGGCAGTCGCACGGTGGGTCATCGAAAGAATCCCAGGGATGACGTTGGAAACTGACGATTTCGAAGCATTAGGGGTCGTTAGGAATGGTGAATTGGTGGCTGGCGTGGTCTATAACCATTTCACCGGGCACGATATTTGTATGCATGTAGCGGCTGAACCGGGTAAGATTTGGGCCAAGCCGAAAATTCTATATGCGTTGTTTAGTTACCCGTTCAACCAGCTGAAATGTCGCCGCGTAACGGGGTTCGTCGCTTCTCAAAATGCACACACATTGCCATTCGATAAGAAGCTTGGTTTTGTGGAGGAAGGCCGATTGAGGGACGCCACACCCGAAGGTGACATGATCGTCATTGGCATGCGCCGCAGTGAATGCCGGTGGTTGGGAGAGATGAATGGGAAAGAGCGCCAATACAACGCCGCCGACTGATCCGGTTGCCGCATCGAATGCGCAAACGCAATCTGCTATGCAGACGGCTGCGTACGATGCGCAGCTCAACCGATATAATCAGAACACCCCTTATGGGGCGGTGACGTGGAATAACGCTGGGACATCGACCAATCCCAAATGGTCGCAGACAACGACGCTTAGTCCTCAGCAGCAGGCCATCCTCAATTCTCAGCAGAATGCGCAGCTTGGCCAGTCAAATCTAGGTAATACCCTACTAAACAACTCGGCCCTATCGCTGTCGAACCCCATTTCGGCTAATGGGACGATGCAGACGACGGTCAATGGCGGAAATCTGGATGCTGCACGGCAGCAAGCCCAGAGCGCTGTCTATAACCAGCAGAAGGCTCTTCTTGATCCTCAATACCAGCAGCAGCAGAAGCAGTTAGATGCTCAGCTTGCGGCACAAGGCATTACCGCAGGATCAGAGGCATACAACAACGCTGAAAACAACTTTGCACGTCAGCGTGATTACGCCTACAACCAGGCGGCCAACTCGGCGATTACGTCGGGTAATGATCTGGCTAATCAACAGTTCAATCAGGGGTTGTCGAGTGCCCAGCTGAACAACAATGCGGTTACCAGTGGCCTAAACAATGCCCTGGCGCTTCGAAGTGGCAATTTGAATTCCATCCAGGCTCTCCTAGGTGGCGCTCAGGTAAATAACCCGCAGGCTGTTCAATCTGGGCAGATCAATGCGGCTAACACGGATGTTGCCTCCAATTTCTATGCGAGCCAGCAGCAGGCGCAGGCTAACGCTAATGCACAAAATGCGGCAAATAACGCCAACACGCAGGCCGGTGCTTCTATAGCCTCGGCTGCGCTGCTTGCTCTATTGCTTGCTTGAGGAACGATCATGTCAGGAATCTCTAGCCCTTACGGTCGTGCCTCGACCATTTATGACCAATTTGGTGTGGGCCAAAATGCTCAGGGAAACGGCGTTTCACTTGGCCAGCCTGATGCTAATGGTGTAACCCTTCAGACGCTTACTTCTCCCAATGGAGGTGCCACCTTGGCACAGAAGCAGGCACTTGCTAAGGCGCTTATGGGCGGCGCTGGCGGCATGAATCCCAATGTTGGCGCGGTACAGCCGCTTGGCTCGCTTCCTCCCGGCATCCTGAGGGGTTGATATGGCAACACCGTCCGCGCTCGGTCCAGGCCCTAAAGACGTCCTGTCGCCGCAGGACGCGTTTGCTCAGTCGCAGCTACAGCGTCGGCTTGCTCTTGCTCAGATGCTTCAGCAGAACGCTCAGGAAGCTGGCGGAGCTTATGGAAGTTTGAACGGCATGCGAGTTGTTCCACGCATGGGTTTGGGACCGGCTATTTCGCAGATTGCCAATTCCCTTTTGAGCGGTTACGAGCAGAAAAAAGCCATTGGTGATCAGCAGTCGCTCTATCAGCAGATGGCTCAGCGCCAAGCGCAGGCTGTGGATGCGGCCTATGGATCAGGGGGCGATGGCGCGGGCAATACGAATGGGGTCAATCCTAACCTTGGTCTTTCCAAACAGGCTTTCGCCGATTGGTATAGGAATGATCCTTCCGGTGCCATGAAGTTTGCCGCTGAGCACCAAGCTTTGACTGATCAGAACAGGCAGTATGTGCAGCAAGGGCGCGATCTTAATCAGGTTGGGCAGCTCGGAACGGCAGCTGACATCGTCAAGGGTACCCAGACATTCCAGCCTGGAACAACGAATATTGTTCCAGGCGTTAGCCAGCCATTCGTGGCCGCTGACTTCGGAAAAGGGACTGTGGGGGGTTACG